TTGTGTGTCTATTGCAGCGCCATCTTCATCAAGTAGTATTAAATCTCCCTGATTATAAACAGTAGAGTTTATAGCTGCAGTTTGTTGCGCTAAGTATGCTCCACCGCTAGGATATATTAAATTAAGTTTGAAAGCATCGTCAGTATTTAGATAGGAAGTTAAATCTCTATCTGTTCTAATTATTGTAGTAGTAGAAGCTTGAGAAGTAGTAACACGACCACTTGCAGTTATATTTGTATTGTCAGAATCTTGAACAGATATTACATCCCCTGGTTTCAGCATAGAACCGTTAAGTCCAGTTGCAAAACTAACTATTTCTTGCTCTAGCTTTTCTGTGAATAATTGATATTTACCATGTCTGATTGCTTGTCCTCTTGAAGTACAACCAAAAGCACTTACATTTTTTCTTCTTATTTTACCTGTTCTTGCAATTTCATCGTGGTCTTCTACAACTTCTACTTCTTGTTTATATCCATTGTCTGGGTTGCTCCAAGTTACTGCTATCTGATTGTGTCTGTAACGATTAGCAGTACCAGAATAAGCAAACTGTCCATCTATAACATTAGCTTTACTAAATGCATATACAGGCCCTTTTTGTATATTACTACCTAAGGTAACTTTTCCATTGTACCATACTAACATTGAACGCACTATAGTTGCTAAACTCTTTAGAGCTTTGATTGCGTTCATACTCTTAGTAATGTATAAATTAGTTGTAAATCTTGGTTCTGTTCCACCTTGACCGTCTGGTACTAATTCATCACAGTATTTTGCTAATTGGAATAAAGTATATTTATCTATTTGTGAAAAATCAAAATCTTCATCGAGGTATTTACCTAGTCCGTATCTTTGATTTGTTAACAGGTCATAGAATACCCAAATTGGATTATTAGAATATACAGCCTCATAGTTTGCGTCTGTTGGGTCAGTAAAGACTTTCTTATCTCCTCTAAAATTACCATCCCAGTCTTGAACACTTCCTGCGTCTGCACCTGTAGTAACATTACGAGTATAAGATGCTGAAGTTCTTCTAGCTCCTGTTGTAATATTTAGTTCATCTTTTGGAAAGTAGTTAGTAGGAACTTTTACTTTTAGTCCACGAATAAGATAACTTCTTTTTGGAATTTGTTGGAAATCTTCTGCATCTACAGCTACAGCTGCATAAGCAGAGTATGGATAAGTAAGTTTATCAGTAATAATATTTTCAATCTGTTTGATTACACCAGCATTTTGTTGTTGCCAACTATTTTCTTTTTGGTTAACTGCTGTAATTCTTTCAAACTTTACTCTGTAAGCATCGAATGGTTGATGTTTACTAACATCCATAGTAAATACTTGATTGAATGGTTGCTTAGTTTTCTTTCTAACTTCACCACTTGAATATGACCTAGAAGCACCATTTGCATAATAATTACTTCTACCACTTACACTTGGTCTACCTACTTTTACAACATCTTGATAAGTACTTCCGCCATCTCTTGAATATCCAAAGGTTATTCTATATTCAGCTATACCCTCACCAAGTTTACCATTCTCTTTTTGGGAGAACATTTGATTGAAAGCAATAGTAGCTTTTATTGTGTCTATCTCAGAGGCATTTCCTATACCCATTTGAGAAGAAGTTACGATTAAAGCACTGCCTGTATAATCCTCTTTTGGCTGATTAAAAGAGAAGTTGTTACCGCCACCAGTTGGACCAGGGTATCCTGTTCCTGCGGTAGTTCCAATGTTACCACCTGTTACATTATGTGCTACTGAAGCACTACCAATCCCTGCAGGAGTTGGTAAGTAAGATTGTTCTCTTGTACCTGGTCTAAAAGCAAATCCAAAATTTTGATAGTTGTAAGAAGGTTGTGAGAAAGCGTCTCTCTCTGGGCTTGACATGATTGCCATAGTGTTTGCAACATTTACACCACCACTAGCAATAACTGCTGTGTTACCACTAATAGTAGAAACATCTGCTTTGTAATCTAAGTATGCTGCTGTATTTGTAACTGTAGTTTGTGGTACAGTATCAACTCTTACTGCTGAAGTATTTATAAACTCAGTTATACTACCTACTAGTTGTCCACCGTCTCTACCTGCTCCATCAATACGAATCATTTCAGGTATGCCTTGACCATCCCAAACATCTCCTGCTGCAAATGTCAGATTGGATAAGTTTGTTGAAACTACTATATTATTACCGGCAGTACAGTTTACAGATGAAGCAGTTCTTTTACTGCCTCCAAATACTAATATCTCTCTTGTTCCATCTGTTGTTTCTGCGCCACTGAATATATTTACATCAGTATTATCAGTAACAGTTCCAGTTGAAGCAACATAGTTTATATCATAAGATACTTGTGGAGATACCATTCTTGCATTAGAACTATTTGCTACAGGATTATCGTTTAGTCGTATACTAGCTACGCCATCTTTTAGTCCTTCAATCGGCCCCTCAGATAATACATCATATATTATAGCGGTTTGCGCAGTAGTAGAACTTGATTTTGTTCCTGCACTATCTAATGGTGCACTACCTGAAGTAGTTCCTTGTGCTGGATTATTATTTGTTTGTCTTGCCATTACTTAAGTTCCCATGATATTGAGGAATCACTGCCACCACCACCGGTGCCACCTCCTCCACCTCCAGAACCTCCTGTTCCAGAGCCATAATTTGTTCCTTTTGATACGAATTGATAACCTTGACTTCCTTTTATTCTGTAATCTGTAAATCCAAAGTTAACTACCGCTCCTCCAACTTCTATTTCTCCATAAGCTAGAGGCACTGGTACTCCTGATTTTGTATTATTTATCGGCCCATTGAACATAGTAGATTTTTCTTCATCAAGTTCATCGGGTTCATCCATCGTCATTTCTATTATTCCCATAAGTGCTAAACTGACACCAGCTGTAAACATAGCTGATGCTATTATTTTACCTGTATTACCACTCGGATCCCACATTAGTGAAGCAACAATAAGTATAATTCCAATAATAGTTTTTATTACATCACTACCACTACCTGCTGGTACTGGAGTAATAATTATATCGTCTTTTCCAAGTTCCATGCCGATATTTTCATATCCCATAAACTCTTCGCCTTTTTGTACGCTAAACTCTATACCATTTTCTGTGCAATCCATAAGATAAGTACGCAACCCACCTTTCATGGTATCAATTGCATTCATAGCCTCCTGAACAGTCTTTACATTCAGTCGGTGTACTTCTCCGAATAGTTCTCCCATTCGGCCTTTAAAATATATGTTTCTTGTCATGGTTGATAAATCTCGTATTGTTTGTCGGGATAGGAAACGATTAAATATGGGATTCCTACCTCGCGACATTGT